ATTACGACACATTTATCTCAAGGTTCCCAATATAGCCATGGTATCTTTATGGAAGAATTCCTACATAGAGATATTATGTCTAATCTAATATATACTGGTATCACTAGATTCTCAAACTATATGATATATGTAAAACCTAAGCCTAAATTCTTCTAAGAGCATATATTATAAACATGATTCCTGATTATGTTTTTAGTATATTATGCACAAAGGAGGAAAACTAATTATGGATAATGGTAACATTTTTGAGAGCCCACTTCAACTGGCGTTTCCAATTACGCCAGATGAAAACGGCAAGTTTAATGTGGACCCAGAAGAAAGAATGTATACTCTCTTCATATTCTTCATTGATGGATATGATCAAGAGAAGACATTTAAATTCGCAATGGGTCAAACTGCAGTTCGTGAGTATATCATCGAGCATGTAGATATTATTGACTTTGAGAAATCCAAAATCTCTTCATGGCAAACTCGCCCATATGATTATGATGGATTTATCTCATTAGTTCAATTCATGCACTATCTCGATTCTATTGAAGATGAAGATGGAAACAAGTGGTTCCAAGATGACTTTGATATTCAACGTTATCTAGAATCCCAAGTTGAAATCGATGAAATCTCTGAGACAGAGCGTGAAAATTATGACAATGCTATTCATATGATTATGAATGGTTCTGTACTTCAAGATATTAGTCGTCTTGAAGAGGAAGGAGACGAATACGATGTCTAATGAAAACTTAAATGAAGTAACCACTGCTTTTAATCAAGGTAAAGCTGAAGCAGAGAAATGGGTTGCTCAGTTTACTCAATCTAACCAGCCAGTTCAAATCCCAGTATGGGGTAACCAACCAGCTAGTCAGTTAGAGTATTATTATCGTAAAGGTTTTATGGATCGATTCAAAGAGATCACTAAAATCGATATCGAGCAAGAGAAAAAGCTCTCTAAGAAAAATCATACTCTTAGTATCCATAAGAATGGTAAACCAAGACCTAATGCTATTGATCGTGAGATTAAGAAATATGGTCCTGATTTCCTAGCTAAGTATGGTGATAGATTCTTTGTAGAAATCAAGAATCTGTCTAATCGTATTCTTAATGATTTAGCTAATGCTAATATTAACGTACCAGATTATGAAGAATATTTCAAGTCTGATCGTCTATTAGATAGCTTAATCAGTGTAGCTAAAGCTAATGCAAACTATCATATGTTTACAGCTGGTGCTATTCATTTCTATGGTGCATTTGCAGAGCAATCTCAGCAAGGACTATTACCAGAAAACTATGGTCCTGTAGAGCAACGCTTCTATTTGTACCACCACTCCAATGCCCAAATCTATTCTATCTTATTGAATGCTCTAGTAGAATTCAAACAATACGTAATGTCTGGGATTTTCAATCCTGAGATTATCCATGTAGCTGAGTCAACAATCTGGAATAAGAAGTTGACTATGGCAGCACGTGATCCATATGCTCAACGCAGACTATAGTATTTCCGATCATTTCTACGATAGGGCAAAAAGTAGAGTAGGTCTTCCTAAAAAAGGAGTGGAACGATTAATAAAAAATGCTTTGTATGATGGGATCTATATGGATTATTTAGATCCCTATTCTAAGCTTTATAAGCTTATGAATGCTTACACTAAACGGTGTAATACACAAAGAAACAAAGAACGATATGCTGTTTATTTCCGTCGCTATATAATTTTGTTTGAGAAGCCAAACATTGCAGTAACTATATTATATGCACCTGAAAGCATTGTAAAGTGTGCAAAAGACTACTACAAAAGGAGATTAGACGATGGATGCAACACAATTAAAAGCATATCGTGACAAACTAAGAGCTACTGAAAATAATATTGCTATTCGCTTATATTGCGATAATGGTATTATTATTGATGAGGGCACTATGTTTGTTAAATGGGATGATGCTAATAATGTGATCTTGGCTATAAAATCCAATGAAGATCAACAAAATCACCCTGGTGTAAAAATGAAAATCATTATTACTGACTTTGATATGGTTCAGTACATGATTGCATATTCTACACATAAATCTGTACAACCAATTGCTAAAGCATTTGGATTTACAGATGATCAAATTAAGAACTTTATTAATAAATTTGATGATCAAGACTTGCGTACTTACGTTCATGCAGTACCTGAAGATGTATTGCATGAAATCGTTGCACAGCAAGCTGCTATCGATGCTCAAGCTAAAGCTACACTTCAATTACAAGAAGATCGTGCTAAAGCTGAACACAGAGTTACGGCTCAACAGATCCGTGAACGTCAACAATAATTATCAGATGCGGGTATGATATTTTAAAATATCATACCCTAAACATCTCGATAATTGTATATTATTAACGTGATATAATAACACATATGTTTTATTATATACAATGAGAAATCTCTTATTACATTCAAAGGAGGATACAAGTATGTATCAACAACAATTCGCACAACAACAATTCCAACAACCTCAAATGGGTTTTGCTCCACAATTTGGACAACCTATGTATGGTGCAAGCGTAATGCCTGCTCAAACAATGTTCAAAGAAGTTCAAGTTACAAACCCAATGACTAAAGAGGATTTGGAATTATTGAAACCAGTTAAGAACGAGTTCAACATGAACATCGATCCTGTCGATGTAGCTCGTGCTAAATGCCCACATAAAAACGCAACTAAATTGCTTATCAACCCAATCGGTGGTGGCAACATGGTTAAGTGTTCTCAATGTGGTGCAGAATTTGACTTAACTATTCGTTCTAAAGAAGATATCGAAGCTTCCGTAAACAACTTGGTTAACTTCTTAGAACAAATGAAATTGTATGCAGTTAACTTCGACGAAGAATTCTATAAAGATTACATGATGATGATCCCACTTCTTCGCAAAGCTCCAAACTTGTATGAAATGGCTGTACAAAACTTCACAGAAGTTGTACGTCAAACATCCAATAGTCAAACTGTAGCACCTAATGCAAACCCTGCATTCAACCGCTTCGGTTTCGATGCGTACCAAGATATCTTCAATGGTAACTATGGTGCACGCTACAACGTATATAACCAACAACAACCTGTAATGCCAATGCAACAACCAATGGCTCAACCAGGTTACTATGATCCTAATATGGTAGCTGCTCAACAAGCTCAAATGCAACAACCAGCTCCACAACAAGGTCAAGTATTCGGTGCTTTCACCCAAGCTCCTCAACAAGCTCCAATGATGGCTCCAGCTCCACAAATGGGTAACCCATTTGCAAATGGTTATGCAGCTCCTGTAATGACAGCTCCAATGGCTATGCAACAAGCTCCACAAATGCAAGCTCCTGTAGCTCAACAACCAGCTGCTCCAGCTCCTGCTGAAAATGTAACTACTGAAACAAAAGTTACATTATAATAAATAAGAGAACCCTGGTCTGAATGGTATTGCCCATAGGCGTTTTGCCTATGGGCTCATATCATTTGGTATTTTTTGATTATTTATGTAACAGCTAAGTAGGAGGACCCTGATATGGCATATACTAAAGAACAAATTGAAAAGATCAAGTCCTATAATAAGCAAATTAGGACCATTGAGAACTTCGCTGAAGCTGTTAGGAAAACCGTAACTCAATACTTGGGTTATACAGGTAATAAAGGCTTTATTAATATGATCCGAGAGATCTTTCAGAACTCTGCGGATGAACTTATGAAAGATGATAGCCCTTGTACTGAAATACATGTAGCTTTTAGTGAACCACTTCAAGAACTAGCTGTTCGAGATAATGGTCGTGGTATTCCACATAATAGTCTAGTACGTGTATTTGCATCTCAACATACATCTTCTAACTATGATAAGAAACCTGGGGAATTCTCCTCTGGTCGTCATGGTGTAGGTGCTAAAGTTACAAATGCATGCTCAGAATATTTTATAGTTGAATCCTACATCTTAGGTAAAGGTAAGAAAGTTGAGTTTAAATTAGGCGATGCTGCTACTGCTAAGATTGTAGATTTACCAAATGTCGAAAATAAGCAAGGTACAACTGTTACATTTAAACCATATGAAGAAACTATGGGTAAAACAACTGTAACTTGCCAAGATGTATTAAGACTTATCAAATCTCTAGTACCTTTATTGAAGCAAGGTGCTAAGGTTGTATTTAATGGTCAAACTATCGATGGTGCTAAAGTTAGAGAAACTATAGTAAACATGGATGGATTGATGGATGGTTTAAATACCATTGTTAAGAAACCTATCATTACTCCAATTAGATTTGGTGCATTACGTGATGATAAGTGGATGAAAGCTGAGATTGCTTTCACATTTGATTCTGCGGATGACAGTGAAATCATCCACTCATACGGTAACTTTTGCCCTACACGAGATGGTACTCATGTAGAAGGATTTATTGCCGGTATGAGCAAATACTTTAGAAATTATATGAATAAGTTCTACTTACCTGCAAAGAGTAAGTTAACTATTACAAATAACGATGTCCGTGTTGGTCTTAGAGCAATTGTAACTTGCTCCCACATGGAACCAGAGTTTACTGGTCAGTCTAAAGAGATTATCTCTAATGCTGACTTAGTACCTTTTGTTAGAGATCTTACTGAAGCTAGTCTAGAAGAATGGGCTAAGCGTAACAATAATGACCTACAAAAGATTTGTAAGTATTTCAAAGATATTGCAGAAATCAGAGCCAAGTCTGAGGGCGAACGTGCTAAGGTTAAAGTTAAGGAAGTATCTTCCATTAGCGGGTTACCTAAGAAGTTCGTTAAACCGACTGGTAAGAAAAATTTAGAGTTATTCATCATGGAAGGCGATTCCGCTACAGGACCAGCTAAGAATAACCGTGATAATACTCGCCAAGGTCTATTCCCAATTCGAGGTAAGATTGTCAATGTAATGGCAGCTACTCGAGAAAAAGTTGTAGCCAACCAAGAGGTAGCAGCAATTACTGCTATCATTGGAGCTGGCTTTGGACGTTCATTTGACATTGAAAAATGTAAATGGGAAAAGATTATCATCGCAACAGATGCCGATCCGGATGGTGCACATATTAGATGTCTTCTATTGAAGTTCTTCTTGATGTATATGCAACCATTAATTACATCTGGTAGATTATATGCTACAGTACCACCTTTATATGGTGCTAAGATTAACGGTAAGATGAAGTACTTCACTGACCGTACAGCATATAACAAATATCTACAAAAAGAATTCTTCAAGATTCATAACTTGAGCTTATCCAATAAGGTTAAGTTAACAGAGACTGATGTAGTTGAGTTGCTTAATAAGAATACTAACTATATTAGAGATATCGATACAGTAGCAAACTCCTTTGCTATTGATGTATATCTCTTAGAGTATATCTTAGTATTAATCTCACAAGGTAATGCACCAGGATCTGCTAAGTTCAAGAAAGCTATTGAATCTAGATATCCATTCTTAAAAGTATCTAAGGATGGTATTGAAGGTCTAGTTGATTCTAGATATCAAACTATCTACTTTAGTGAAACTCTATGGAATGCATGTCAATTCATCTCCGAATGTATCATGAAATCTCCAACTGAGTTTATTGTAGATGGTAAGAAAGTTTCCTTATATGGATTGATGAAAGAATTTGAAAGTTTGACACCTCCATCAGTAACACGTTATAAAGGGTTAGGTGAAATGAATGGTGATCAATTATTCAATTCAACTTTAGATCCATCTGAAAAAGGTAATCGTGTATTGATTAAATACACAATCGATGACGTTAAATACGAAATCGAGAAAATTAAAGAGATTGAAAACGATAAGATTCAGTTAATGAAAGACGTTGATATCTCGCAATATGTATTCTAGAGATAGAAGGTGAGAGAGAATGATAATTTATTATCAAGATAATCAAGATTGTATGTTTGCAGCTAATATGATCTACAATCATAAAGAGGAATTTTGTAATGATACAAGTCATGATATTTTAGTAAATTATAAATACTCTCAATCTGATATTACTAAGCTTACGAGTAAAGATCATACTATAATCATTCTAGGTGTAGGCTTCTTCAAAGATAGTAAGAAGTCTATATCTAGACTTAAATTGTTGATTGAAAATAGTAAGAAAGTAATTTGGATAGATGGTCATTTGAATACGAAAGATCTTCTAGAAAGTGAATATGCTGATAAGATTGAAATCCATTACCGTGAGAATATGGCTGCATCTTGGATAGTTCATTATGGACTATTGATGGGTCAATCTAATGCAGTAGTAGATTTAGTATCTGAATTTCAAACTAGAAGAAAACCATCACGTAGTGCAGTTAATCTGTCATTATATATTAGCTCAGTATTCTCATCTCCAATAGATGAGGTATGGGATACTATATATAGAAAGCCAGATTTGATCGACAATCTACTTGCAATAGGCTCTAATATATATCGTTTCATTGTACAAGCTAATATTAGTTGTATGGAACGACGTACTTATAGAAGAGTCGTTAATGGAGTAGAGATAACTATCTTGAATTCAAATCCAAAATTATTCCTACCAGATGTTATTGAGAAATACCCTGGTCCAATTTTGATTTGGTTCTTTGATGGTAGGGTATATAGATATACATTGTACGCTGCTAAATCTGAAATAGATTGCTTAGAGTTTTCTAAAGACTATTTTGGATATGGTACAATGCATAAGACTGTATTTGTATCTAAAGTACCTATTCTTGGGGAAGGAGAAAAGTAATGAGAGAGTTTGCACAAGTCAATTCTAAATTTATTGACGAGCCAAATCTCATAATAGAACTGCCTAGACGTAGTACTGAGTATTCAGCTGGCTATGATTTCTATGCTCCAAAGACATATGAAATCAAACCAGGTCAGTCTGCAATCATTCCTACGTATATTAAGGCATATATGGAGAAAGATGAAGTATTACTAATTGCTCCAAGAAGTTCTTTTGGATACAATTATGATATGGTAATCAAATCCACTATTGGTGTTATCGATGCAGATTATGCAGATAACGAAAAGAATGATGGTAATATCATTATTGGAGTTAAGAATAACTCTTGTAAGGTATTAACTATAGAAGCTGGTAAACACTTCGCTCAAGGTATCTTTATGAAGTATCTAACTACAGATAGCGATCATGAATATCCTAAGAAAGAGCGTCGTGGTGGAATCGGCTCAACAAATGTTTAATTTTATTAAAAGGTGAAGACAATGAGAAACCAAAAACAAAACAAAAAACAACAATTCAACAACGTTCGTATTGAAGTACCAGTAAAATTCAATGATCGTTTACCAGAAGCAGTTAAAGAAGAACTTACTGGTGTATTAGCAAATCCTATTATCGAACAACTTACGTTGAATGTATTTGCATTCCGCAGTGTAATCAATAATGATCCTGAAGTAAAGGGTAACATCATTGTTGGTAATATTATCAAATATGATACTGAAAAGGAAGTTCTCGTTGTAGATATCTATGAACGCTTCGCTGAAGTTATTGATTCTATTCAAAACCGAATTGCATTCGTATTCACTTCTTTTGACTCCGATAGCAAAGTTAATAAAATTAACCGTGTTATTATCGAAGAAGCTAAAAAATAATTTATATAAAAGGGCATATAGTTCAGCTATATGCCCATCTACTTTCCTTAGTTAGGCTATAAGTGGGAATGTACATTTTCATAAAACGCTTAACAATTTAGTAACTAAGGAGGGATATACTTGGCTAAGGAAAAAGAAGTAAATTTGCTGGAGCAGTATACGGAAGATATGAGAACGTATGCTATCTATTCAGCATTATATCGTGTTATACCAGACTTCCGTGATGGATTTAAGTCTGTACAACGTAAAATCATTTATGCAATGCATAATGATATTAAGAGTGTTAAGACAGTTAAGTCTGCATCTATTGTCGGTGTAGTTATGGATAAGTATCACCCACATGGTGACTCTTCTATCTATATGACAATGAAGCCTATGACTAACTGGTTTGAAAACAATATTCCGCTCATTGAAAAGCAAGGTAACTTTGGTAACTTCCAAGGTGATGATCCATCAGCTATGCGTTATACTGAAGCTAAACTTGCTAACTTCACAACCGATGTAGTTATCGGTGATTTAAAACAATCTAAACAAGTAGTAGACTGGGAGAAAAACTATAGTGAAACTTGTATGGTTCCAGAGTATTTAGCTCCTAATCTGCCTATCTTATTAATCAATGGATCCTTTGGTATTACACCTGGTTTGAAAGTAGATATTCCTAAACACAATATCTCTGAAGTAATTGATGTAACTATCAAGCTCATTGATAATCCAAATGCTAAATTTGTATTAGTACCAGATACTCCAATGGAGTGCGATATTATTGATACAGATTTCCAATCAATTTGTGATACTGGTTATGGTAACTATAAAGTCCGTGGTCGTATCGATATCGGAGAATTCCATAATAAACCAGCTCTATTTATTCGCAGCTTACCAGACTATGTATTCTTAAATACAGTAACTGATAAGATTGAAGAAATGATGGAGAAGAATGTATTAACTCAAGTACAATCTATCGAGCATAACTCTGATGGTGATGAGAAGATGGAATGTATTATCGTTCTTAAGAATGGTAGCGATCCAAACTTCGTTAGAGATACAATCTATAAGAATACACAAATTGAACGTGGTGGTCGTGTAAACTTTGAAGTAATTTGTGAACGTCGTATCGTTCGTATGAATTATCGTCAATATCTAACACGATTCATCGACTTCCGTAAGGTAACTAAGCTTAGACTTTACTATAACTTATTGCAAAATACTATGACTGAATTCCATAAGTATGATGCATTAGTTAAAGTAGTATCTAGTGGTGATATCGATTCTATCATTGAACGTATTAAGAAGTCTAAAGGTAATGATGAAGAACTAATCATGGATATGGTTAAGAAGTTCAAGATTACTGATCTTCAAGCTAAGACTATTATTAATATGCCATTGAAGAATCTATCTAAACATAATCTAGCTAGATATAAAGCTAAAGTAGAAGAATTACTCAAGCTCAAAGAGATCTATCATAATAAGATTCGTAATGAGCATGAGCTTAATGAAGAACTTAAAGCTGAATTGAGAGACTTAAAGCATAAATACGGTAAGAAACGTAATGCTAGAATTATCTCTCAAGCTGAAGCATCTAATATCCCTGAAGGTGAATTTAAGATTGTTATCACTGAAGCAAATTATGTACGTAAACTTGGTTTGAATGATACAATTAGAGCCATCAAAGGTGATAATCCTAAATTGGTAATTAAGATTAGCAATACTGATAACCTAGTATTATTTGATGCGGGTGGTAAATGCTATTCTTATCCAGTACATAAGATTCCATTATGTGATAAATCCAATTCTGGTATTGATATTAGAAACTTGAGTGCTAAGTTCACTTCTAATATTATCACTATCTATCCAGAAAGTGTGATCAAACAATTAGCTGCGTCTAAACAAAAGATGTATGTAATGGTATTGAGTCATGCTGGTTTCATTAAGAAGATGGAATTAGATGATTTCGTATCATTAACAGCTAGTGGTATCTTCTATACTAAACTAGACCAAGGTGATTTCGTTAAGACAATTATCATTGGTGGAGATGCATTAGATGTAATTACATTCTCTGATAAGAAAGCTTTACGATTCTCTGCTAAAGAGATTCCATTAGTACGTAGATCCGCTAGAGGCGTACGTTCTATTGGTGGTAAAACAGTTGAGTATGTAGATGGTATGACATTAGTAGCTGGTAAAGATATCACTGATGTAGTTGTAGTAACTAAGAATGGATATCTTAATCGATTCAATATTAATGCATTACCTCAAAGTCAACGTGCTAAAGCTGGTAGCTCAGTTGTTAAGTTATCTAAGACTGATAAGATCAATAGTATCCATATCGTAAATCAAAATGATTCTATTCGTTTGATTACTGAGCATGGAACTACCGATGTCAAAGTATCTGAAGTTCCTACAGGAAGTTCTATATCTGCTGGTACTAAATGTATTAGTGGTAAAGATACTGTAGTTAAATCAATGATGATTAAATAAAGAAGAAGTCCCATAGGAGATTAACTCCTATGGGATAACTTTTATTTGGAGGAAGATATAATGAAAGCAAAATCAATACCTTGGAAATTGAAAGATATGACTCCATATAAGAAGCATAGTAGTAAACTAAAGCATTGTGATAAAGATATAGTATTTATCACTTTTGGAGTATATACTAAATCTTATTCTATTTAGGAGGAAGATATGTTTGATAGTAAATTATGGCAACTAAAATGGGATCTTAGAAATATATCTCCATATTTAGTAAACAGTATTGAAGTTGATGGGAAATCTATTGATTCAGAGAAACTGTTTATCGTATTTAATCTGTTTGATAAACGATATACTATACAAGTTACAATCAATGAAATGACTGACTTATATGATATATCAGTATCTGAGTTTGGTTTCGGTATAATGCAAACTATAACTACAGATGATGCTAAAGCATGTATAGAAGATATCCTTGCTAAATATACCAATCTAGATTTGATTGACTTGCATATACTCAATGATGTATTGAAAGACAGAATGTATTCAGAGATGTCTAATAATACAATATTAGTATTCTCACAAACAGGTCATTTCAATATTAGTGTCAGAATTGTAGATGGAGTATATGCAGTAATAATACATGGTATGAATTACCAGTCAAAAGAATATAGATTTGACTCTGGGTACAAGACATATAATTTTATAGCTAATATATACAGTCTATATCTAGATGAAGAATTTGAAGGTGCTGAAGATCTAATTAGTCTATATGCAGATCTATATCTAGCACTTGGCGGTTCAAGATTATATATAGAAAAAGATGAGGTATCTGATTGTAATATAAATATAGAGTATTTCTTAAAGACATCAGAACCAGCTAAATTGAACTTCAATAAATTTGACTATGGTGATGACCAAATTCAATGCGTTATTTGGGAAGATGAATACAATGTCAAAGACTGTGATCGTAACTGTGTAGTTAGATCACCAGAAGATGCAGTTAAATGGGCTCTTGAGAATTATAAATAATAGAAGGGATTGAATATAATGAGTAACTTTAACTTATATACTGTATATAATGACCTACTTACTTTCTTACCGGGCACTAAGCCTATGATAGTTAACCTATATGATAATACATACATTCTAGCTCATATTATAGCAGAAGATAGTATTAATGTATTGAAGATAACGCACGATGATGGATTATTCTGTATAGAATTATCAAACTTTAAAACTGGTTATAATCGTGCTCTTGTAACTAGAGATCCATTTAAATCTGTAGAAAATCTATTTATAGAGTTTAATAACCTAGATAGTTTATCTATAGAATCATTAAATGCAGTTGTAACTCATGATCTTGGTAAATTCACTAGAGACTTTACTAATGATCATATCGTTTATGATATCAGAGGATACATCATTGATGTAAAACTTATTGATGAGTCATTTGAAGTGACATTATCTAAATTTGATTATACATCTAAACCATATAAATTTAAGAGTGCATATGAGGTAACTAGATTCCTTGCATTTGTTATCTTACAGTATATCCAAATGTATTTTGATGATCGAAATGATATGATGCTAGATTTGATTCTAGATTTATATACAGAGTATGGTTATAAGAATATATTCATTAGAGATAATGATGTTGAAGATGATAACGGAGAAGATGTATCTATAAGATTGATTACTCCTAATGGAGATATGTACTTTACATATGATGATGGTAAGATATATTGTGAATTCTATCAAGAATTAGATTCTGAAAGAATTTACCATAATAACACTCTAGATACATGTGATGATGTATTAGATTGGATTGCTAGAAAAAATAAATAACACTAAGAGAGGTAGTTAAACTACCTCTCTTTATTTTTTGTAAAATACAACACATCTAACACATAAGTAGTGTATAGCAGTAGCAACTTATGGATATTTTACTAAATTCTCCTTTGTAAAAATATTATTCTACGAAACAACCCTCATGTGATGCTATACGAAAAATTCCCCTATGGAGCTTAGACTCCATAGGGGATAAATTTTATAAAGTTTTAATCAAACGTCTTAATCCATCATAAGAAGATGCTTCTGCAGTTCTATTACCACGAGATAAGTTTTTAAATAAGGATGTTTGGAAGATATCCCATAATGGAGCAAATGCTCTTTTTTCCATATTAGTCTTATCACGTTTTTCTAAGTATACTGTAAATTGATCTTCAATACCTTCAAGGTCTTTTAAGATTTGTTTTACTTCTTTATCATTATTACTAGAATCTTTAAGCTCCATAGCTAAAGTTCTAAGCATAATATTTACACGACTATGAGATTGAATGCCATAAGTTCTTGGATCAGCCCAACCAAATAAGATATATAATGGAAGACTATACCAATTATTTAAGTATTTCAATCCCCAAGATTGATCTTCAACTTGTGTTTCTAATTTACCAAGAGCACTGGTTAATTCTGGACCATAACCTAAGATAACAGCAAAGCTATCAGCTAATTGCTCTTCTGTATCTAACATCAATGGACTAACTCTAGTAAATAGATTCTTAGTATTCTCTAATAATCGTTTATAGATTTTAGATCTTCCTTCAGGGGTAGCAAGCATATCTATTGCAGTCACCATAGTAATAGCGCTATCGAATAATACCACAATATACTTTAAGATATTATATAGACAGCATAGATATATTACGCCTGGAGCAGAGTAGATTGCTACAAGTTTAAGAACGCTAATAGAGTCTGGATTGATCTTCCAAGCTTTCTCGACTTGCTCCATACCAGTCATGAATGATTGCATCATGCTAAGGTTAAGATTCAATAACTTTACTTTAGCAGCAAAGTGATGACCTACTTCATGTAATGTAATTGCAACCAATTCGCTAGGAGAGAATGCACCACTAAACATAGCACCACTATAAGATAAAAACATAGTGTACTTATTGCCAGGTTTGAGTCGGTATTCACCATTAACTAATTGAGCTTGGTTTACATCATCATTATTATAGAATGTATTAGCATTAAGAGTCTTATCATTCTTGTCCACTAGGATAATAACTTTATTAAATCCAAATTTCTTTTCTAAGATCTTTTGAACTTTACTAAAGTTATAATTACCTTTCTTATTAATAGCATTCTTGAATTCATTTTCTAATTCTTTAGTATCTTTATCTTTACCAAAGTACTTCTCTTGTACAGATACTTGGATTTCTTTTTTCGTTACATTATCAGCAAAAAACATTATTTCTATGCTCCCTTGGTTTAATTAAGATTATACTTAATTTATTGTTGAAGGATATAGAAAAGTAGCAAGTCACTCACACAGTAATAAGAAGTGTGGATATATATTATATCTGTGTAATGATATATCCAAGTTTATATTAAGGAGGTAAATGGATATGATATTTTTAGGTGATAAGAGGATACTTAAAGAGATCGAAAAGATGAATTCGTATTTTAACGATCGTCTTGATGAGCAAGATGAAAGAATTAATAGAATAAGTGTGGAAACAAACTCTAATTATTCTAGGGGCTATATAAATGATAGAAAGATGATAGAGCTTGAGGAAAAAATTTATAGATTAAATGAGGATCTAAAATTTATTGTCAATACTGATATAGTAATCATCATTCTATTAACTATATTTATTGGTATTAATATATATTTACTTATGCACTAGGAGGAAGTTATGGAAAGCTTAGAAACTAAGATAAAGAGATATAATCAGATACAAGATGTAGTTAATAAAAAGCTAGAAGAATTGGATATTGATGGTGGATTGCGAATGGTAGAATTACTAGGCATCTTTAGCATCGAACCAGTCAACAGCGATACTATTAAAATATTTGAAGACCACTGCTGTAAGCTAGATGAAGTACCAGTGTCTTCTATGATATATAAAATTAAGGCATTTGAGTCTTATAAAATTTATGGTACGTTCTTGAATAAAGCTATTAGAGATGAAGATGATATCAATTTTGTTAAACGTATGATTATGATATTTGATGATAATGCTAGATATAATGAATATAGAGGCAGAGAATTCGATATTCAAAAATATATCTATAAATATCAAACTGAATTGCGTAAAGAGCTAATGCAAGATATGAATGAGTTAGCTTGTGAAAGTAATCCTGACAAAGTATATTATGATTCCAGTCAAGATATTGAGATAGTCACTAGTACACTTAAAGCGTTATTAGCGTGTGGTACTCTTGATGATCTATTGGAAGAAGAAGTTGTTAGTTTTGCTAATATAAAACTATCTACATATTATCCTTATGATAAGGATATAGTTAATCGTATTGCCGAATACTTTGACTTAAAAGATTTTGGCTGGGAGGACAAGAAATGATGGAAAAGATACCTACACAGAGTATAAATTTGACTAATACTATTACTAGTACTATTAAAGATATTGGTACTGATATTGGTGATCTACAAGATTCTGTATCTAAAATCAATTCTGATATCGTAAACGTTCATAATGAAATTAATACATTACGACGTGAGAATAAAGCATTATCTAATAAACTAGCTGATAGTAGATCTAGAATAGTTATATTAGAAGAAAACTACAATTCTATAGTAGAAGACTTAGCTCAAAGTGCTAAGATAGATTTGTTTATTTACACTGCATTTGCTATATGTATTGCTGTTTTAGCATATGAAGTTTATATTTTAACTCACTAGGAGGCTTATAACAATGGAAGCAACAAAATTTGAAAAGTATATTGAGGTGATTAGAAATAGCAAAGATTATAAGTTAACTCTTGCTACTATTAATCGCTATCTATTGGAGATGCAAAGTCTATTGATTCATGCAGACTTTAATAAGCGTATGAGTGAATTTAATTTACTCATTCTCATTCCAGAGAATGATGATGCGGTAAATATCTTTGAAGGATACTCTGGACTTAAGTTATTAAATAAAGAAGATATTATTGAACGTTTAACTGCATTCAATGAATATAAGTATGAACGTATCTATGGTAAGTTCTTCAATGATGTGATTACTAATAAGGGATTATATAATCAATGTGAAAATATCTTAGGGTTATTACCATTCTTAGAAGATACTACATTAGAAGAAAATATCTACAATCTTCAGTTCAGTCTTCGTAGAAAGTTAAATGAAATCTTAACTAATCTAGACTACAATAATGCTAAAGCTGATGAAGAATTACTAAATGTAATTGGACGTCTTATGGGCGATAAGAGTCTTGAGTGTATGAAAGAGATTCTACAAAAGAAAGATCTTGATGTAGAAGATTTGAAATTCTTATCATTCAATGATATTAATAATATTAGAATCTATTTCGATTTAGAAGAGTTTGTAGACTAGGAGGAATTCATTATGGTAAAGTTTATTAGATTACAAGATCGTCGTATTAATATTGATCAAATCAAATCATATTCTTATGATGGAGAAACACTTTGGATTGAGACTGCAGAAGATTACTTTGAATATAAGAAGTTCAATATTCCAGAGCTAGATGAAGTTGTAGAATTATTAGATATGGAATTATGTTTAAACCATCCAGTTAATGCCATCATCGAGGAGGAAGAATAATGTATACATCTGAATCAATCAATAATAATCGTATTGATACTAGAAACAAGTACTATCGTGCATTGGTAGACTATAAATTCAATAAGCTTGTAGATACAACTGTTAGTAATATTGCTAATACATTATCAAATCCTAATCTTACTAAGAAGGATTTATATTATATTACAATGGCAATTGATGATCATAAATGTAATATTATGGATGAAGAACGTGCATCTTGTATTGATAGTGATATAGTTACATATGATCATAAAAAGCTAACCATTAATATCGTTAATAAAGATGATACAGATATTGATGATATCGTATATACTCTTAAAGAAGATGTGGTTGAAATCATTCAAGAAGCTATTGTGAATATTAATGCTAATACATTCACAAACGATTACATGCTCAATGAAGGTATGTGTGAAATACTATATAGAAAAGTATCTAATAATGGTTTATTAACTAATAGCATAGAAGTAGTTAATCTAATGAGTAATATATCAGTAGGTAATACTGTTGGTCGTAATATCAATAAAGATAATCATAAACTATATTGTATTGAAAGAATTCTAAAAGATAGAATGACTAGACATAATGTATTATTCTTATTAGATTCTTTTGATAATAACGATTCAGTTAAATATTACATTAAGAAGATTAATAGAGCCTTATTAGAATCACCTGATATTATAGACTCTGTTAATGTTAGAGTCAAGTCTATTAAGTTTAAGAAAGGTTATAGTATCAAAGCTGTAGAAAATTGTGCTATTCGGGTAATGTCTAGAGTATTTGATGCTATTAAACTTGATCTTGAAGCAGTAAACTATGCATTGACTTTATTCAAAGAAGAGAATAAAGATACTTATGGTTTGCCAAAAGATGCAGTAGAATTTTTAGACTACTTCTATAGAGGAATTATAGCTGGATATCTACCATATAAGATGATTTATCTAGATGGTGATATTGGACTCAACTATCTGCTTAATCTTATAGCTGATCCTAGTATTGATAATCCATCTGTTGATGACTATAAGAAACAACTAGATCAATTAACATATGAATCTATAGTTGATAGTATTATTCGATACCATGAAGATCGATTAAGATAAATGATTAAGAAGAAGGGAATATCTCCCTTCTTCTTTTTTTGTTAATTTAGCCATTTTGAACAAACTAATAATCAGAAAGGCGGTATATAATGAAAAATACAGAAGCTATCGTAAAGAAGATATACCCTATAGTTGAGATACAGATTAAGAAGAATCTGTCTAATTATAAAAGATATCTTGGTAAGTTTATATCTGATAGATCTGAAGATCTTTATGATATAGCACCATATAGAAGGATCTATTTTACTCCTAAAGATGAAGAGGAGTTATTCAATACATTAAAAATTGATAAGAAAGTTATCTCCAATCATATGGAAGATACTTATTATGCTAAGATTGCATCCTTTAATCCAGCTGCAGCTAAAGATGAATGTACTATAGTCTTATTATGCTTAGTTAGATATTTCTGGAAAGCTAGAGACTCTAAGATGTTAGATATGGCTATAGTTAATATGGCATTCTCTGGCAAGTTCTATCCATCTATTCATTATGGTTTCTTTAAGAAAGTTCAACCAGTTGAATATAAATGGGTAATGGATTATGTAGTCAATAATATGCTTACAGGTAAGTTTGATCTTAAATCTAAAGGCAATGTAATCAATGCAGTCAAGTCTATCTCTAATACTTGGTTAGATACTTATACCGATAGATTTAAAGACTTTGAAGATGATGATTGTGTATATCTAATCCAACAGCTTCATGGTCGTATTAAATCCTTTATGAAGAATATAGCTAGTCTATATTATGAAGCATATGAAAACAAATCCCAATATATTACATATGCATCTGATGACTATTCCGATACAGGATATCGTCTTGCAGATACAGATAACTTAATGGCAGAACGTATTGTAGATAAAGCTGTAAGTCAAATTACAACTCTATCTGTAAACTATAAATTCTGTAAGATGTCTGCGGATGCTTTAGTTAAAACAGATGAGATTAAAGATATCATTGAGTATATCGTAAAGAATGATACTAAACAGAACTCAGAAATTAGAGAGTTTGTTAGTCTTATAGTATATACATACTTTGCTCAGTCTAGAAATAAAGATGTACGTACAGCTGAGTTCATTAAGTTCTCCATTCAACCTAAACCAAATACTAAAGATCCTAATATGCTACGTATTAAGGATATTACTGAAAAATGGTTGATGGAATCATCTAAACGATATGTTCATAGACGTAATCGTTTGGCTACTAAAAATAGTTACCATAGATCAGTATTAATGTATTTCACATTATTGATTCATTACAGTGCATTATAAAATATTCCCCTTAGGATCTTTGTTATCCTAAGGGGATTTGATTATATATTATAACCGTGATAGATGATTATATTATTTAGCCGCATGGCAAGAAAGGAATCTATCATGGAAACAACTCAACTAGTTAATCTTACCCCTCACACAATTAACTTTGTAGCAGAGGACGGAACTCAATTATTGTCTTTAGAATCTCAGGGTGTTGCTCGTGTAGCATCTTCCACTGAAGTAGTTGGATATCTCCAAGTAGGTGAAGTGGTTGTACCACAAACACATACAACATTTGGAGAAGTAGAAGGTCTACCAGAGCAAGCACCTGGTGTAGGATACATTGTATCCAATATGATTATATCTGCACTTGCTCAGCAAGGTATTCGTAGAAATGATCTATTCACTCCAGGTTTACAAGTCCGTGATGAACAAGGTCG